GTCATTCTGTGTGTAGATCGGCCTCGTACTACCCCAAGCGTCATCTACCGGGGGCTCGGCAGGTGGCGGAACATCTACATAAAATTGATCATCTACGGGGGTAGGTGATTTAGTGACTTCTACCCGCCTAGATTTAGCGGCCTCGATTTCGTCCCAAGTTGCTATCGATTTATCTATACCGATACCGAGAGCACCGATAGCGCGACCCCATGCGCTTGTCTCTAGGTTCTGGATCTCCGAGCCGCGAGTAAATGGGGTAGTTCCTGGCACAAGCTCCCACGCTGTGCCAATGCCAGGGCGAACGTCATCAGCCGTACGGTAAGCGTAAGCCCTGCCTATTACCCACCGTTTACCCTCGATCTCGGTAAACTCGGGCGCGTCCATCTGTAGCGACCCCTCCGGGTGGCGTTTGTAAAATAGGGCTATGCGCTCCGGGACGGTTACATACCCGTCCATGCTGTAGCCGCTCACTTGCGGCCCCGGTATCCCCAGAATAGGCCCATAGTGAGCCCGAACAGTAAACAGATTACGGCTACTTCTACCTCCATGACGTCACTTCCCACACTTGTATCGATCGCCGGTTATTGGTGGCACGCTGTGACGGTATCCGACCCACGGCCTTAATTATTCCCGACTCACTCCACCACGAGAATAAGGAACCGATCTGGTTAGGGTGCCCTACCGGGTGCCCATATGTCGCTATCAGATCGTCCGCTGTAAATGTCCCCCCAATGGGTAGGCCTTTGCGCCATTTAGTTACGGCTCTAAGCCATGCTTCATCAAACTTAGCCCGCGGCGGTTGTGCCGCTTGCTCTGCGATCTGGTCTTGGTATGCACACCACGAGCATGTCGGCCCTGTGCAGCCGTGTTCGGGTCTGTCTATGCGTATGCCGCCGATAGTGTCGAATAATGCTTCCATGTTTTCCTCCCGAGTAGTGACGGTCAAGATCCCCTAATCTTGGTTAAGGGTTGTGCGCTTCCCCACGCTGGTATCTCGACCGTTAGCGCCTAACATAAGCCATAGCCAAATGTTCGCACAAGTACCGACACGATATTGGGGGAAAGTGTCTTCCAATTCTTGCGCGATCCGTATGCGTTCCTCGTAGGCTTCTACAGGTTCGCCAGGGTTAACCCTAAATCTGCTCGGCTCCGTATGGTATAGATCTCGCAGCTCAAGCCATTTAATGATCGCCTGGGCTCCTGGTCTGAGTATTTCGTCCTCGGTAAATGCTTCTTCAATATTCCAGAGAATACGGGCTATTTCGTTTTCCCGTATCTGGTAGCGGCTTTGTAGTTCTTCGGTTAGTTCACCCTTAATAAGATACATTCCGGCCCTCCCGCTGTTGTGCGCCAATGGTGAGCGCCTTCTCCATGTGCCCACGCTGTATAAAAGGCCCGGTCTTGCCAGTAACGCGACCATTTAGCAATCGGATATTTACGTAGCTCTTTTATAGCGTGCCGCTCTGACATTGACTTAGCCTCATGCTTCATCATGTGTGTCAAACTGACCCGCCATTGACTATCTAGAAACTGGTAAGCGCCCATAGCGCTACTGCTAGGGTTTCGGGCTTTATAGTTATGGCTCGATTCCCGCTCCATAATGCACTTCCGTATCGGTGCCCATTTTTGGGCATACCATTTGCCAGTGTACGCGGAAGCCTGCCAGCCTTCGGTATTTGTCGGATCTGTGGCAGGGTTTAGCGTGATCGCAGCTGTAAGCACGATCGCGGCTAACACTCTCTGATTACCGTAACCGTTGACGATATTCGAGTGCGGATAACTTCGACCGATTCCCGGTCGATTCTCCGCTGTCCGCCTGGTGTCTTTATGGCGGTTATGTCTCCGTTATCTGCGTAACGGCGTACTGTGTCTCGGCTTACTCCAAGCATTTTGGCGGCTTCTGCTGGTCTAATATATTCGCTCATTTTTACCCCTTCCGAGATAGAGCGTACTACTTCCTAGCGGTTTTTAGTGCGCGACTCCAAGCTATTTTCTTGCCTGGGTTATTTGTGAGGATCGGTAGCGGATAAATAGTGGAGTCTCGTTTAGCGGCCTGTGTAAAGCTTATGTGTATGTGTTGTGTGTGTCCGTAGCCTTTGCCGCGCCACCGCCACCACGACCCGCTGTAGGTGCCCGAGGCTATTTGATTCTCGTATATGACGTATTTAATGCGGTTATGACCAGGAAGATCAGACATGGCGTACTCGATTATTTGATCAGCTAGTTTTTTTGCTGTGCGACCGTTACGGGCCGGGCCTTGGCCCATATTTTCGTCTATATCGATCGCGTATACTATGCCGTCTTTATCGGGTACATGGTCGCTAATTCGCATTTGATGGTCTGCGTCACCTATCCAGCCGTCTGTACGGCGGTCACGCTTAGGCCAACGGCGGTCTATTTGATCCCTAAGCCTGACCCCACCGGCGCACAGTTTATCCATTTAGATCGTCCCAGTCGACTGTTCCATATCGTGGATCTTGGGGGTTTACTGTGTTTATCGCTATAGGTATAACAGCGGCCCCGATAGCCACGATTAGCGGGTGAATATCTGCCGTGGTAAGCCATGATAGGAGAGCGCCTAGTGCAGCTCCTGACGCGATCTTAACGAATGATCCGCTAGCGGTTGCGGCTAGCCATTCCTCGAATTTTTTCATTATTTGCCCCGATCGTGTTGGTCTATGTGTGTGTCTAGGCGGTCGCGTAAATAGCGCTGGTCCTTCTCTATGCGTACTAAAGAGTCTTTAATGCTTGCGCCACCGTTAGGCTCAAACTGCCTACTCAACGATATTTGGGCGCGAATAATCCAGACAAGTAACCCGAAAAGTGCCGTAACTATGGCAATGATCGGTATTAGGTCGGCTGGGCTACTAATCGTCATGGGCCAGACGGCTAAGCATGTCATCTTTATTCGGCCGATTAGCGGCTAATAGTTTCGCTTTTACCCTGTCCCTAGCCTGCTCTGTGCTGCTAGCCGTAGTTTTAGCGGCTTTTTTAGCGGCTTTCTTAGGCTTAGGGGCTTCCGCTTCCATAGTCTCGAAGTCGGCTTCTGTGGTCTGTATTTCGTCCACGATCATGCTCCTAGGTTCGGGTACATTACGGCTATCATGGCGTCTGTAAATCCGAGGCTTTTAGCGTGTTCAATCGCCGCTTCTCTCGCGGCTTTATCGGCGGCTTCTTTTTTCACCCGATCTTTTTCCGCTTTAATCGCGGCGGCTTGATCCGCCTCGTATTGTTCTTGTTCCTCGAGCGTGCGTTCGCGTTCTATCACTTCGCCAGTTGTGGCGTTCATTATCATTATTGTCATGGGTTGCCCTAACTGTTTTTGTAACCGTAGATGCGAATATTACCTGTTATGTTTCCGCTTGCCGGAAAAAAAGATATTCCATCAAATGCAGTAGTAGCACTAAAGCCACCTGAAGTAATTGCGATTACGCCAGAGGTTATTTGTTCATCTATTTGCCCAAGCATCCCAGTTTTCTTTGTTTGTTGCGGACTAAATACGTTTAACTGGAACACAGACGAACTATCGGCTACGAAACTAAAAGCGTAGGCAGTTTGGTTGGCAGAACGTGCGCCGTTAACTGTAGTTCCACTGGAGTTTAATTGTTGTTTTTGATAGGTAGCGTTAGTGTTATCTGATCCACCTGCTCGTAACCGCACATTAAAAACTGGGTTAGCAACTGAGGAAAGTAACGTGCCTAAAATAATATAGTTTTCGTAAGTGCTGGTAAAAACATTGTCAAAACTAACAGTAGTTTGGGTTGTAAATGCGCTGGTACTGATATGCACAAGGCCGGGGGCTGTTCCTACTGGCACATAGGCCGATCCGTTGTAAAATTCGGGAGAGTTGGTGTCTTGTAGGTAAGTAAATTGCCCATCTGTGGGGCTAGGTATTGCTGTAGCTCGAGCCGCTGAGTCTGCGAACGGGAGCACCCCCACTAGGTCGACTCGGTTCGCTAACGATAGGGACGCCGCTGGGTAGTTCGCTACGAGGTCGGTCGACTCGACATACGGGGTTCCTTCGGGTGTAAGTGCCATACTGCTCTCCTTATGCCGCTAAATCTCGGCTAGTTATTGTCTCGAACCATTTAAGCGAAGCCGGAATATCGTCCCATTCTAGCGCCCCGTCTACGTCATCCCACGGTATTGTGGCTAGCGAATATCTAGGGTCAGATAGTGACAGGGTAAGTATGTGCTGTTCTGGGGTGTAAACCTCTCCCCAGCCTTCCACGATCCCAAAATAATAGGTTTCGGGGGCCGGTTGTGGCAGGTTTTCTAGCGTTACTCCCATACCACTGACAAGCTCTAAAACTAAATCGCGGTCTACTGTGCCCAGGTTGTGGACAAGAATGGAGATACTGCCCAGATTCCAGAAGGGTATTGCCTGGGCGGTTATGATTGCTTCGGCCCGGTCGCTGACGTCCCCAGAGCTTTTAATGTCTGTGTTTAGCCGGTATTCGCGTAGCCCGTAGGTGGCGATTGATCCGGCGTCTGTTTGGGTAGTTTCGTGGCTATCGTTATGGCCTAGGACGGTTACGGAGTTTAGGACGGTTTGCCTAGTCCTAGTCCAGTTAGGGGTGAATATAATGTCGGTGCCAGGTATGTTTGTAGGTATTTGATTGACCGGAAAACTGCCCCAGGTAACTGTGTTATCGTCATAATCTCCGACCACGTTAGCCCAAGCGCCACTAAATGACGTAGTTCCGCGCATACCGTAAGACTCAAACACGATACGCCCGTAAGGGT